AGATACCTCGCAACACTGGGAGTAAATACGCAGCGCTGTGAGTTCACCTGGTGGGGGTGGTGCGGAAGCTCAGGACGGGTACCAAAATGCAGCAAGTAAAGTTTAGTGTATTTGATATCGAGATCAAGCGACCTTCCGGCCACATCACACTTGCCGCCATGCAGGAAAATAGCTACTCTACGGTTGAGGATGGCTTTGTGGCATTCTCAGATTTGACACATACCTATAAGGCGCACTTAAGCGCCTTTTTTCTTATGCCTGCCTCAAAAAGCGCATAGTTTTTGCGGATAGCGCTGCTTATAATCCGACCAGATATTAATTTAGTGTTATTTGCTGGCGGCTCAATGAAGAAACCCCAAAAGGTAAGCTCCTGGGAGATATCTCGCTTCATGCTTGAGAATGGCGGCGCCTTAACTGCCCCTGACGTCGCTGATATCATGCGAAGAAAATACCCTGATATGCACGTCGAACAGCGCGCCGTTTACCTGATCATGCGCTCAATCTGCTTCTCGAACTACTCCCACGCGATCGTTGATAAATCGGTCCGGCCCATGACGTTCAGGCTGGTATCGATGGATTCGCGTTTCTTCAAAGGGAGAATGGCCTACGATCGGATGGATGAAGTTTCGAAGGAAATGGTGTCCGGTAACCGAATGGATAAGGAGGAGCAAACCCGGGAGTTACACCGGTTTGCCCGCTCCTGTTTTGATGCGATGGTCAGGCGCTGCCGAACTTCTTAAATCGTTTTGTTACGGTTGTTGCAGCGGTGATCTCGTGGGAGTCACCGGCAACAGGCTGCTCATCTTCCTGATTTACCTGCGCGGGTTCGTCCTGCGCCTGCGTTGTCACTGTTTCAGCTGGTTTTGGCTCTTCCGCTGGTGGCGTTGCCGGCAAACTGCTGGTGGCCGCCGGGATTGTCGAAATGTCCACATCCAGTCGCAGCTGAAAAGCCTGCAGGATCATCATTTGTTTTTCCATCTGTGACGCAAGGTGGAACTTTTGCGTATCCAGGAAGGCAAAGACATTACTGAGCCCGGCCTCTTCAACCATCGCGCCGCTACGCAGGGTATCTGTGAGGATGGCGCGCTTCACTATGCTGGTGCGTTCGCCTTTAAATCGCTCGTGTAACCGAGCGATAGAAGGGGACTGGCGAGCGGCCTGCGTGATATCCAGCTGTAATGTCTGGCGCTTAGGGCGTTCAGCCATAATTATTCATTCTCCAGTTCCTGATGCTCACCGAGGGCAAGCAGATGAACACCACGTACAACTGCCATCTCCGGCTGCTCCGGGATATACACGTACTGGTGCCACTCTTCAGCATAGTTCGGTAAATAGCTCAGTCTGCCGCCCAGCCAGTTCGCTCCGCCACCAACTACCAGCAGCACGTCAATATCAGAAAGGTTGCGATGCAGCGCCCGGATGTCGGAGCGGATCAGGCTTGCCAGCTCCTGCGCGGCGATCTTCACCAGTTTCTCAATATTGATGCGCTTTGATGCCATCGCGGGTGCGCTGGAACCGATGTAGCCGTTTTCAATAATCGTATCGAGCGCTGCCGGGTTGATTTCTTTCGCCTCAACAATGCCCAGCTCCTGCTCGTGCTCCATCAGCAGCGCATGGAAGCGTTTAATCAGCATGTGGATGCCGTTCTCTGTCGTCAGGCGGCTAATCACGTCGTCGTTATCGTCCAGCATGGCGAGATCGCAAGTGAAGCGACCGATGTCTACAACGATGGAATGGCGCACGCCTTCCATGGCCGGGTTTTCCGAACCATCATCTGCGACAGATGCAGAAACAAAGGCAGGCACAGCTTCGGGCCAGATTTTTACTTCCAGAATTCGCGGAGGTGTAACTTTACCGGTGTAGTTTTTCACCGGCAGCATCAGAGACTTTTTCTTCGCCTCGATGCGCTCGTGGTTAATGCCGTTTTCGCCGTAGAACTGATCCGCAGGCAGGGTATCAGCAAGGATAATATCGCGGCCTTCCAGCCCGGCTTTCACAAGGGCGTCAACAACCAGCACGCGGTTAGCGTCAGAAATTTGATACTGGGGATCGCAGGTGTCAACCAGGTCCATGCGGGAGCCGGTGGAGGTGACAGAATAGAGTTCACCCTCTGCAGTGTGCCAGGTGCTATTGGACTCTTTACTGCCTTGCTGGAGATGGCCGCGGCGAATCACCGAGCGCATGATGAACTGATGTGCTTTGCCGTCTTCATTAAGATAACGAACAGCAATATTTCCAGAACCGCCATCGATAGCCACTAACACAGGCTTCTGCTTCATAAATTGCTCCTTAGATTGAATAAAAAGGTGTTTTACAGCAGCGAAAATATTGCAGAAACACATTAATTTTGCAACAAAAAACCATTCAAATTGCAGCGTAGCGCGACATTTTTAGCCTCCCGCCTCAGCTGATCACAAGCATGATCACCGAATGATCGGTCACTGATCAAAGCCACCTTACTTTCGTTATGATCAATTTAGTGTCTGTTGCATTGAAGATGGCCTGCATGACCTGGGACGAACATAAAGAAAACTATAAGTTACTGCTCGCTGCCTCTCCGGGTATGACCATAGCCGAATACGCCGCCCAGCATGGGTTGAACGCTAATACAGCGCGGCGTTACCTGAGGAGTAATGAGGGGCAACCAGCAGGGCAAAAGAAGGTGATCAAGCTGGGTGGTGATCATTCGAATGATCAAACCGGTGATCACTCCAAAAAGCAGCCAAAAACACAAACCAAAACCGCACGAACCGCCAGCCGCACCGCCGGGAAGCCCAGTAAATCAGGGGTTTCTCAGGCAAGGGGCAAGAAGGCGGTCGCCACCCCGACCATGGAATTGATGGGAAAAGTGATCGCTGAGGTTCGTGATCAGGTCCCTGATTACAATCCTGCCAGTGCGCTCGATGACGCCCGGAACGTTGATCCCAACTTATTCCTTTTACCGACCCCGGAAGATATGGCCGCCGCCCGGCAGCTGCTTGAGGAGGCCGGTGCTGACAAAGTTGAAATGCTGATGATTGAAAAATCGCTGGCGCACATGCTGCTGATTGAGCGCGGGCGGCAGCAAATCATTCAGCTCTACGGGGAAACGAAATCTAATGCGGATGATGAGGGCACGCCGCCGATCATGAAGCTGATGGGCGTGTTTCTTTCAGCCTCAGGTGCGATTGCGGACCTGTCCCGGACAATGGCCCAGCTTCGCCAGTCCTACCATAAGGAACAGCGCGAACAGGAAAAGCATGACCAGAAAATAGGTGAGCCAGCGATCATCAAGCGCGCCTACAACAAGAAGAAAAGCGAGGGCTGGAGCGCGCAGGAAACCGCGGAATACATCGAAATGAACGGGGCGAAAGTGCCGCCATTCCTGCTGGAGCTGGTTCGCGCCGAGCTGAAAGCCCCACCAGCGAAAGATGACACACCGGCAGACGTCAGCATGGAAGAGCTCGAACGTATGTCCCGTGAACGGCAGGCCATCACTAAAGCCAGCCTGCAGGACATGATCGAGAAGAAACGTAACCTTGTGGCCGAAATAGTGGAGACGCTGGGAGTAGGGGATCTCGATGAGGAGGGCAACCTGAATGATATCGAGCTGGCCGCGCCGTTCGGCCCGGGTGAAGAGGCTGACGAAGAGCTGAACGAATCGCTGTATGGCGACGGCGAATTCGACGACGCGCGAGGTCATGACTACGATGGCGCCTAAGGTAATCAAATCGGCAGTAACAGATCCGCGCTGGCTGGATATGGTGGTGAAGTACCGTTACGACTGGGTGACGGCCATTGAAGTGCTCTTCGGTCGCGAGCTGACCTGGCAGCAGATGCTGGTGGTCCAGGAGGCGCAGGAAACGGGTAACTGGGTATCGGTTACATCCGGGCACGGTACCGGGAAATCGGACGTCACCGGCGCCATGATCCTCTGTTTCCAGATGTTCTACCCGGGCGCCCGTACCATCATCGTGGCCAACAAAATAAAACAGGTCATGACCGGCGTTTTCAAGTACATGAAAATGCACTGGGCAACAGCCTGCAAGCGCTTTCCATGGCTCGCTGAATACTTTGTACTGACAGATACCTGCTTTTACGAGATCACCAACAAAGGTGTCTGGGAAGTGGTGCCGAAGGGTTTCCGCCTGGGCAACGAAGAAGCGCTGGCCGGTGAGCACGCAGAGCACCTGTGGTATATCGTCGATGAGGCCTCCGGCGTCAGCGATAAGGCATTTGGTATCATAGAGGGGGCGCTGACGCAGGAAGATAACCGGCTGATGCTGATCTCCCAGCCGACGCGTCCGAGCGGGCGCTTTTACGATTCGCATCACAGCCTGGCGAAAGGCCCGCACAACCCGAAAGGGCTGTTTACCTCGATCATGCTGAACTCTGAGGAATCGCCACTGGTTACCCTGAAGGCGATCCGGCAGTTCCTGGCAAAATACGGCGGGCGTAATAACCCGGAATATCAGATTAAGGTGCTGGGGCGGTTCCCCAAAACCACCAGCGATTATCTGCTGGGGCGAGATGAATGTGAGAGCGCCCAGAGGCGCAAGGTACTGCTCCCGAAAGGCTGGGGCTGGGTGGCCTGTTGCGACGTGGGGAACGGGCGAGACAAGTCCATATTAAGTATTTTCCGGGTGAGCGGCAGCGGCCTGACGCGGCGAGTTGTGCCTTATAAGGTATACGAAATGGATACCACGATCACGCCGACGAAGTTCGCTGACTTCATTTACGCTAAATGTGACCCTTCTGTCTTCCCGAACATCACGATAGTAGTCGATGGTGACGGCGTCGGCTCTGCAACAGCTGACAAACTCTATGAGAATTACGGGATCGACGTGCAGCGCATTCGCTGGGGCTTCCCAATGCACAGCAGAAGCGACCGCAAGCGCTTTGTGAACCAGCGTGCCTACGCGAACATCATGGCGCAGTTCGCCATTCGCCAGGGAAGGATGCGCCTTGACCGGGATGATAAAACGGTCGAGCAGGCATCGAAGATCCCAATCCTGCTGAATGAGCACGGGCAATGGCTGGTTATGAAGAAAGAAGTGATGCGGCAGAAGCTAAACATCAAGTCGCCGGACCGGTGGGATACATATTGCTTTGCCATGCTGGCAAACTACGTTCCGGCGAATGAGGTTCTTAGTCAGGATGGCATGCATGAAAGGGACGAAGCGCTGGCGCTGCTGGCGAGTTAACTCCCTTCTCGCTTTGTTGATGCGGTGCCTGCAACGGCATCCTTCATCATGCGCTTCTGTCGGCTCTTTCGTTCTGATGCTGCTCTTAACTGGCGTTTATTTTTTTCACGATATGCCGCCAGGCGATCGCGAACCTTTTCCACCTCTTCGACCAGATACAGCTTCGTGTCTGGCCACATCGCCGTTGGTATGCCCTCAATCATGTCATAAGGGCTGGTGGATTCGCGCTCACGCGTGGGTTTCGTAGAAAGTCTCAGCTGGTCGTTATTCACGATAAACAACCCATGGGAAGAGACGCGCTCCAGCTCCAGCTCGGTGCTGCCCTCATAAGCGATATTGGCGATCGTATCTTTGAACCCCTCACGGCGCATATACATCCGCGCATCGCCCGGGAAAGTTGATAGCAACTCAATTTCCCTATGCAGCATCGCGCACAGCTCCTCGCATTCGGGCTTTGCCTTCGATCGGCGGATCTTCGCCTGCATGGCCTCAATCACTTTCGATACCGGCCAGTTACGAACGGTAACCGCATCAAGCTCGTACACACGCACTCGCGTGGCACCAGCGATCATTTTTGGATAGGGCTTAAATACCTGAGGTGGAATATGCAGATCGGGGAACTCTTCCAGCTTCTCTGCGTAATCAACCCATTTTTGAATTTTGGCGCTGTATGTAGAATGCTCGTCCGGCTGCAACAGCACAACAGGGCGAAAAACTTCGCCGTACCGGCTTGTAATTTTATATTCAGCTCGATGAAGTGCCTCATCAAGGAATTCCCTTCGAAAGGTCATGAATTCCAGATACAGGCGTTCCGCGAGGTTGTAGTCAGTCATGTTTTTTCTACCCTGCATGAAGAACGGTATGTAAGTGAGCGATGACAATGTATAAAAAATATAGTGTTTTTTAAAGCAGTGCACGCCCTTTCAGGGGAGAAAGAGTAAAAAAAGCGCGATCGACTTCGCAGAAAAGTAAGCCGCGCCTAACTGGGGGGAGAGATCAGGCCAGGATGCTGGCGTTAAGCTCTAAACGGGCGAGAAAAGCAGAGATAAGGCAACGTATTGTTTTCAGGAGACTATTTTGCATCTCAGCCGATTCACGGCGGTATCCATTCACGATCATGATGTGAGAGGAAATGATTAAAACAAACTTACGACTTGATGCTGGTTCTCCGCAGAGTCTATACGCGTCCTCAACATCCTTCATTGTTACTTCGCGGGCCAATTGCCACCTCACCGATAAATGTTTAGTGCTTATTAAAACTGTATTGCGTCAATTTATATCATTAGGATTGCTCTGAATAAATGTAAAAGTTGACACAATAGGCGACTATTTGACCAGTCAGTTTATTACTGCAACAAAGTCCTCATAGATTGTGAGCTTCGTAGCAAAATCAACCCGAAAATAGCGCCGAGATACCAATTATTTAAATTAATCTCTTCGGCGCTAACGGGTTAGCCCTTAACGGATAACAAGAACGCCTTCGATTTTCATGAATTCGACCCATAGACGGGCATTATCGCAATCGCGGTGGCTATGGCACGTTACAAACGGACACGGCACTTATCCACAGTCAACTTTATATAATTCCCATTATGTATAGTTGATATTTGAGTGATCACTGTTACATGTTGTCGATATTTATGACCCGATATTTACTATTACCATCAGTGATTATTAGCGAGCGTACTCTGTTCAGTTTTGTGAAGGTAGATTTCTGTCGCTTTCTCACGGCCAGCATCGGTGAGAGAGAATGCCAGTTGCAGACTTTGATTGCGGAACTTTTTAAGGTGACCGGACATCACCAGTTTTCGGCAGGACAAATTGTAGTTGTTCCGGTGCGTGGTAAAACCCTGGGTGTTGTCATTGATCATCTTCAGCAGCCGGGCACCAGGAACTGGCCCGGTCATGCCTTTCAATTCCAGGGCGTACAAAAGGAAAAGCGTATTTTTTTGAATTTCAGAGAAACGCTGGGCGGGTTTGGTTGCCATTTTATATCCTTAATAATTGCCGCAATGATTAACGACACATTACCCCAGATGCGCGTACGTGAAAATTAGAATTTTTCGGGGGCTCTTCTACGCCAGAATTCACGTAGCGCACCAAAAAACACGAGTGTAATACGGAAAAAATTTATTACCGCCGCGCGACCGCATACAAAAAACCGCTGAAGTCCCGGCTCAACTGGCCCTGGCGCTTTCGGCATCATGATGTTTTCAGGCTGGTGGCCCGCTGCTGGGTAAAAACCGCAAAACGAGTTGTTGACTCACAGATCGTCAACGGTGTAGATTCAATAAACACTAAACATTTAGTTACAGCCACAACCCTTCCGAGGGTGCAACAGAAAAGCGCGTTTGGTCAGAAAAGTTAAGCGCCCTTTTCGTTGTAGCGCGGTGGCTCCTACGCTTCAGCCGGGTGACGTTTCCCGATAGCCGTCTGCGTCCACTGCAATAGTGTGGGCGCACCCGTAAGGCCATTGGATTTTCGGTAAAGGCATTTTCACCGCCAGCGCCGAACGACAGCGTGTTGGGCATGCATGCGCCAGTGGCCTTTCGGGTGTGAGTAAAAGTTCACGGTGCAAACGTGACGCAAGACTGGCGAGGTTGCTTTTTCCTCTGAGGACGCCAGCGGCCAGGTTGACCAGTCGCCTGAGTGGCCGCGCCGGGTAAGCACCGGCAACTGCAGGACATTGCGGCTTCTTTGAGAAGCGCCGGACGCGTAACCGGCTGAAATAAAAACTGAGGTGACAGCTGGAGAGACAGCACCACAATCAAAGAGCGCGGGCGTGAAAAACTGTACCTACAGGCGGCGGAATTACGGTTCCCGGCCAAGCCGCATAGCTGAGGGGATCGCTCTTTTTGATTGTGGTGAATGCACAGGCTGATGTGCAGCGGACTTTTAATCCGTGCGGGTACTGGCACAACCAGTCCGAAAGCCGGAGATCGGCACCGGCCACCACAAGCAGTAAAGCCCAGACGATATCTGAGTGGCTAAAAAAACAGATGGGAGCTGGTGGAAACCCAGCACACAACGGAGTGAATCATTCTTGCCTCTGGTCCGGTTTCGCGACTGGTGGGGGCGGGTAGCCACACAAGCCGCAGCGCGAAGCGGCCCGAGTGGAGTTAAGCGCGGGGAACCTTATCGGGGAAGTGAAACCCTGGGGGGATGATTCACCCCGTTGTGGAGAATTGCAGTTGAAAAGACAACCAGAAGATCAGCATCTGGCCCATAACCACCTGTCACCCACTTCACTGGGTGTCGCCGGACGAAAGTAACCGGCAAAGCCCATTGCTATTATCACCAAAACTTCCATGAATTGCTGTGTGTAGACGTTGCCCATCCCGTGATGGGCTTTTTTTCTGAATATTTTGAGCTCTGAGCAGCAGCTCCCTGACAACGGAGCGCACAACCGAAAGCCCGGTCGCGACAAGGTTTTCGGTTGTGGTAATGCACCTAGCGGATGTGACGTTTGATGATGTATTGAAAGAGTGGACAGACGTCGGGGCTTGCCCCAGGTGGAGGTACCACCGCCACAACATAACCACAGGCACGATCGATAAACGGTATCCTGGCGTTTAATGCCAATTCACGCAAAGGCAGACGAACTGCCAGAAGGTGAGCCAATGAGTTATTCACGTTGTACCTACTGCGGCTCAACGCTGCACACCGTAGCGAATTGCCCAAAAACATGGGGAGGTTCAGCCCGCCGTGCGAACCTGCGCTGCGGTTACTGCGGCAAGTCTGGCCACAATTCTAATGCCTGCCCGTCTAATGCAAGCAGCGGGAACCGTCGTCGTCTGAATGATGATTACTATCTCGATTAAGGGTCATAACTATGAGTGAAGCAATTCCCCAAGATGGCAGCACCGTCAAAGGCTACCGCACGTTAACACCAGGCGACATTGAGCGCATGAACCGCCTGAAGGACGTTAGTCGTCACTTTTGCAGTCTTCTCGATACCGAGCGCGAGGAGCTGATGGCTGCACGCAATGGCCCAGCACTGTTAAGCACAGAGCAGGCGCGCGAGATTGATGACGCCCTGCGCTGCCTGTTGGTCGCACGCACAAAAATGCAGGAAGCCTGTATGTGGGGCTGTCGTGCTATTGCGCGGCCTGACGCTGATTGTTAGCCGGTAAGCACCCGGCACCACGCGTTTTCCAACTACCAGGGGCACTAAAATGCAGCAATATGTGAGCACTAAGATCGTCAATGGCACGCCTATGACGCGTCAGGAGTACATCAATTTACGCGGTTGGACGCTGCCAGAAAACGAGAATGGCGCAGATGAGGGCTATCTCGTCGAGTATCACGATGGTGGCCAGCCTAATACCGACAGCCACAAAGGCTATATCAGCTGGAGTCCAAAAGACGTTTTTGAGCGTGCCTCTCTCCCGCTCGGCAATATTGAAGGTCTTGCTCCGCACCACCAGCGTATGCTGGCCGAACGTGCGCAGTTATGCGATCGCATTACCAAGCTAAACGGCTTCATTGGTACGCGTCAGTTTCTGGATCTCGAACCGTTAGATCAATCCCGCTTGCAGTCGCAACTAAATGTTATGGCACATTATCGGCAGGAACTGGATGAGCGTTTATTTGCGCTGAAAAACGAACCAGCCTGATCGGTAGGCGGGCACAAGTCAGCAATCAGGCCCCTTAACTCAGCGGTGAGAGTAAGCCCCTCATAAGGGCCGAGTCGCCGGTTCGAATCCGGCAGGGGCCACCATTTCACGTATGTTTTCAACGCCTATATTTAAGGCCACCTTCGCCGGTGGCCTTTTTGTTATCTCAAATAGATAATGACAAACACTAAATATTTACTTATTATTTGCCGGGTGTTATCCAAAATAGATAACCCCGCAAGGAGAGCTGAATGAGCAAAACGATTGATCAGGTAGCCAAAGAGCATTTTGGCGGCGTACTGTCCGACATGGCCAAGGCAAACGGCGTTACGCGCCAGCTGCTGAGCCGATGGAAAAAGAAAGGTTGGGTGATCAGCAACGGAATGATTATGCGCCCCTACCGTCAGCTGGTGGATGCCAATGGCAACGCCATTCACGATGAGCCAGACCAGGAGGCGGGCACCGAAAACAAACATAATAATTAGCGCGCCAGCTCCGCTATGATGACGGAACACCGGCGCAATTGATTACAGCACATCGCAAGGATATGAGACATGAACAAGGCTTTGCCCGCCTCCCCTACCCCCACCAGCAGCGTTTTGGTGCTGCCGGACGATGAAAGGATCGATGCAGATGTTAAACGCAACCTGGCGGCGCTGGTGCGCGATAAAAACGCCTTTGCGGATAACACATGGTCAAGCTTTGAGTCTGTCATAAGCTTGTGGGCGCGCTGGTGTGCCGATAAGAAACTCCAGTGGCTCCCGATCGAAGCTGAATCCATGCGCGAGTATTTGATGGAGATGCACACAAACGGGCTGTCTGTCGCCACCGTTCGCCAGCACTACTCCATGATGTGCAAACTGCACAGGCATGCCGGGCTCCCTTCCCTCGTTGATAATCCCGCCGTCAATCTGGCCATGAAGAATATCACCCGCACCGCCGTTCAGGGTGGCGAACGGACCGGGCAGGCGATCCCTTTCCGTTTGCGCGACCTCCACCAGCTGGCGCAGGCATACGGCATGTCTAAGGACCTGGCGGATAAGCGAGACCTGGCGTTTCTTTCCGTGGCCTATAACACGCTGTTGCGTATTTCGGAGTTAAGCCGTGTGACGCTGCGGGACGTCGAAAACGGGCCAGACGGACGCTATGTGCTGCGTATTGGTTACACTAAAACGACGCTCACCCCTGACGGCGTGGTGCGTACGCTGAGTAAAGACGTTTCAAGGAGGCTGAAAAACTGGATCGATGCTTCCGGCATCACCGACCAGGATCAATACATTTTCTGTCCGGTAGACCGCTGGGGTAAGCCTCGTCTTAAAGCCAAATCCCCCTTAACGAATGCTGCGATGGAGAAGATTTTCTCACGCGCCTGGCGGATGATCCGCGGCCTGCCGGGCGAGCCTGATGATAAGGGCCGGTATGCGGTCTGGACGGGCCATAGCGCCCGGGTAGGCGCAGCACAGGATATGACGGCGTCGGGGAGTTCCCTGGCGAACGTCATGAAGCAAGGCGGCTGGAAACGCGTCGATATGGTGATGCGCTACATCCGCAACCTGGAAGATGCAGACAATGATCTGAACAGGATGTTAGAGGGCGACAGGTAGCCCGCACCATACTATCAATCTAAGGAGCAACCATGAAAATCACTGAGCTACGCCTCAGCACGTTAAGGGCAATCGAGGTCCATAAAGAGAGCAAAACGGCGGCGGAACTGGTGCCGTTGATCCAAAGGCCAAACGACAAAATCACGTACATGCATGCGGTCTATCGCTGCGTGCGTGACCTCATTAGCGGCGGTGCGCTGGTGGAGGAAAAGGACATCCTAAAGCTCACGGAGCTGGGCCACGACATGCTGGACCAGGCACAAAAGAAGACAGACCCCGACCCTATTTTTTTTGTGCCGATAAAACCGAAAAAATAAACACTAAATTTATATTATGAGCAATAAAGCAACGTTTATCATTGGTTCCACAACCGTCCACCTTATCGCCGGACATAAGGCGGGCGGCGCCGCTGTTGCTTGCGTTGTTGAGCTGGAACTGTCTGAGCTCCAGTCTCTCACCGTTTATTACCCAATGGGCAGCATTGCGGCTGCCCAGCGCTTTGTTTCAACGGCAACGGCTGAAACGGCGGAGCGCGGGTACAAAAAAGTTATGGAGGAGCATGGCGCCGTGCTGGAGCTGGTCAATAAGTGCTTTTCCTCTCACCTCCCGGACTGGAAGCGTCTCGGGAAAAATTAACCAGAAGGACCCTTATGAAAACGACACTTTTGAACGTCGTCAGGAACTCCAAATTCACGCTCACGCTGATCGCCTGCTACGGGTTCTGCTATACGCAGCTCCCGTCACCCGGCGGGGAGATCTGGGCGCAGATGTTCTCCGTACTCGCCTGGACCTCGGTTTACTGCACCAGCCTCCATCGCTTTAACAGTGATCGAGTGGCGCTGCAACGCCATATTGACGCCGTCAATGCCGCTCGTGAACGCCGGGTTTTGAAAGAGGCGATCGCCCGGGGCGTTATCCATGGCGACATGCTGGGGGATAAGCGTCTTGCTGGTCTTTTTGCGCATTGCCTTGTTGAAAACATGGCGCTGGCTGAAGGAAAAAAAGCATGAAGATCTCCCGCAGGCAGATGCGTTTTTTTCTGGCGGCAGCGTGCGCGGTTCCCGTCGAACTCAATTCGCCGTACACGCACTTTTCTTACGTTGACGCTACCGGCCACTACTCGGGCGAAGATATTTGCTCCGACAGTAAGGTGCTCAAGCAACTTGCCGGCATGGGCATGATCCGCTGCGTGGGCGACGAAGATGATTTCTGCGTCGAGTTTGCCGATCGCGGCGACTTCCTCAGTGCGTGGCGCGCTGGAGCCCGCGCGGCAGAACGCGGAGAAGGCATTGAATACAGTGCTTACAACGCCAACGGCATGGCATTTGTCGCTGGCCACCAGCACTGGCATGAGCATGCCCGCCCTGGCCGGATACCGTACAAGGCGGAATATCACCGTGTCTGCCATGGTTTTACGTGTGTAGATACCGGCGAAGAATGGGATCAGGCCTGCTATGGATAAGGTAATAGGCTTTGCCCTGCTCGCCTTTGGTGCGTATCTGGCGCTGGTGGTTGGCCATAAGGCCATCTCTGTTGTGCTGATTCTGGCAGATGACTGCCTTCACGTACTGATGAAAATTTTCAGGGTGCGTCGATCGAAACGTCGGGGCGCAGCTGCTGCTCGGGGCACCCCAAAAACGCGCAGCTAAAACACTAAACTTTTACTTTGCGCAAAAAGGAAAGGCCACCATGAAAGGCGGCCTTATGGGAACTATCAATCTAAGAGCAACACCACTGAGAAGTGGCAATCGACTCTCAATACAAAGCATACCGAATAAGGATCTTTGTGTCTAACCGACAGGCTAAAAAGCCGTAAAGAGTGAACAAAATGGCGAAAACGAGCGAAGAAAAATTGCAAAACATGCTGGCCTCCCGGAAGAGGTCGCAGGAACGCGCCAGGGAGAAGGCGCAGAAGAAGTTAGCCGATCCTGAGTGGCGGCAGCAGCAGTTTGCAAAGCAGCTCGCCCAGCACCAGGCCAGCATTGAACGGCAGCGGGAGAAAGCCAAAAACCCGGTTACACGCACGCAGTCGCAGGCAGCCAAAAAGGCGAAGGCATCCCGTAAAAAGTCCTATGGCAGCAAAGGGCGCACGCCGACGGCTGAAGAACGCCGGTACATGGCCCTTCTCGGTGCCCTTCCCTGCATCCCCTGCCACGTTCACGGGAAAACAACGTTTCCTGTGAGCCTGCACCATACGGAAGGTCGCGTGGCGCCAGACGCTCATAAGCGGTGTCTGCCGATTTGCGATCACCACCACCAGCACGCGGCACCCAAAGAGGTTCGCCTGGAATTCCCCTGGCTGGTGCCGGTGCATGCTGATGGTTCCGTCGGCGGCAAGGCAGAGTTTGAGCGGCACAACGGGAGTCAGGATTCATTACTGCAACTCGCTTATGAGATGGCTGGTATTGACCACCTGAAAAACACTAATTAATATGTAATTGCTTTGGAATCATTAGCTGTAATGCATGTCACTTATAAACCGCCGCTCTGTGGCGGTTTTTTATTTTCACCGCAACATAACACTAAACTTTTAAATGCTGTGTGAGTTCAATTAGTATTGCTCAATTGATGCGCCAGCGGCGCGCCAGCCCGGAGGTTTACGTGTCTGATAAAAAAATTCTGGCCATCTGCCTGTCAGTATCCCCACCTGTAGCGATCGAGGCGATTTGGTTCAAAAACAAGCTCACCATGAACACACCCATACCGCTGCAGCCTAACCGCACGGCACTGGAAGCGTCGGTGACCAAAATGTTGCAGGAGTACGAGGAAAGAGGGTTTGAAGTGCTGGTGGAAGAAGCGACGATTTTTGCCAGCGCTCGCGGTGCCCGGCGGATCCGGCTGGGCACGAACGACGAAACAGGGAAACCGCTGCTGCTAACCGCACTCAATATTTATCGTGAACTGAAAATGCAGTCAGCGATAAACCTACCGAAAGGCCAGCCCGGCTATGAGCTCCCGGACAGCATCTTTGACGCCGATAAAGACGCCCGCGGGAACAATATTTATCACGTCGATTGGGCGAACCTGCGCCCTACGCATGTGCTGACCATGCTGTGCTGCTATGCCACGCAGTTTCATAACCCGGACAGCTCATACTTCCTCTCCCGGATGTTCAGCGACATCGATGATGCCGTGCCCAGTGACCGCTACGCACCGTTGAAATCCATCATTCAGCACGCGTTAACGGATGAAACGGAAATGTCTGTCAGCCCACTCACCGGCCAGGGGAATTACCTGTGACGCTCTCACGTCTGGATAACCAGCAGATAGCCGACCCGATCCAGCGGTCGTACCTGCACCGCGTGGTGCGCGACAAGTCCCTCACCTTCGACCTTGATCTCATTACGCACTTTATCGCGCTGGATGAGCAGTACCGGCCAGACCTGGTGAGTTACCGGGTTTACAAAACGCCCGAGCTTCAGTGGATGGTAACGCTCATTTACGGCAATGAAGATCCGGCGGCGGCCATGAAGGCGGGAACAGAGCTGCGCCTGCCGCCCCTGGCCTGGGTGCGCGAACAAATCCGGCATTATGCCAACGGCGGCGAAGTGGCCGGAACTCTGATAGAGGAATAACGGTGGATTCAAATCCAAATACAACGCACACCCACGCGGAGTTAAACGATATCGCCCGTCGCTGGCTCCTGCGGCCAGAATCAGGGCGCGGCCCGGGCTGTAAGGTTGCGTTTACCGAAGTGGGCGCCGTGGGCGACGGCGAACGTGCAGACGCATGGGGTTATCGCTGGGGCTGGGAAGGCGGTAGCGTGCTGGTGGAGTCCAAAGTCAGCCGCAGTGATTTCCTGCGTGATCGCCATAAACCCCACCGGCAACCGATGCCCGGTGTAGGCCTCGGTGATTACCGTTATTACATCTGCCCGGAGGGGTTGATTAATATCAGTGACCTCCCAGACCGCTGGGGGTTGCTATGGGTGAATAAGCGGGGGCATGTGAAGGTGCTGGCGGGCCACGTTACCAGCTCGTTTGCGGTGCCGACACTCTGGAACGGGGAAATCGTTGAGCGACACAGCCTGCGCGATTACGCCCCATTCTGGCGCCATGAGTCCGATCAGGACGCCGAACGCGGGCTGATGGCCTACATGCTGGCGCGCGTGGGCGATCCTGACGCACTGCTGCAGGAGCAGCGCGGATATCTTCGACTGAACGCGCAGCAAGCCAACCAAATCATAGCTCTTGAGAAGGCAGCCCGCGCCGACCGGCAGACAATAGCCCGGCTGCGACGTACGCTGCTGAAGGCCGGGCTGGAAGATCCTGTCCTGCCAACATCCCGCGTCACTCCAGTGTTTATGCTGGATGAGGAGGCAGGCAATGCCAGCAGCTGATTTTGAGCGCCAGCAGGATGGCCGGTACGTCACCGACGGCCTTTCAGCGCGTGATTTCGAGCGAGTATTTAACCTGATCTCGAAACACCAGCGGAAAGCCCGTCGAAAGGCAAAGCGCACCCTGACACCGGCGCGGATGCGTAACAAGGATCTTGAGGAGTTTCTGAAGCTCGGCAAGAAATCGGATGGCACGATCTTTACGCCAGAGGACATGAAGCGGTTTATCGAAAGCCGCACCAGCATCCGCGGCAAATTCGACAGCTCAACGGCGGGCATCACCTACGCACAACTGGTGGCTCAGTCCACCAGTATTGATATTAAGCGCGCCAATAACAGAGTGGACGATGGTACCGGCATCAAGGCAGCCACCTTCCTGGGCCTTAAGCAAGACGTCGCGATAATCAGCGTTAAAGCCTCAGATGAGTCAGTGCATGCGCATCACCGCGTAAAAATCCGGTTTGAAGGATGGGATCAGGCGGTGGAAGAGCTGGGGGATGAGAAAACCTCCGCCGCGGTTATTGTGCGGCAGCTGTGCGCCGGGCGCGTCTCCTTTGATTGCGATTGTGGCCGCCATCAATACTGGTACCGCTACATCGCGACTGCCGGTAATTATGCGCTGGCCCCACCCAAAGAATATGCCTTTCCAAAAGTACGAAACCCAGACCTGACTGGCGTTGCCTGCAAGCATGTGATCCACAGTATGACGCGCTTTCAATCGGCCACCTGGCAGGCACAGATCCGCAAGCAGCTGGAGCAAAACGCTAAACAGGTCGCTTTTGGAGATGACAAGAAAAAAACCACACGATTTTTCACTGAGGATGAGCTCAAGAAGCTATCCCGCAACCGCTCGTCTACGACAGACCAGGCAAAGCAGCGGAGTGCATTCACTAAATACCAGGCGGCACAGAAGTCACTGCAGAAGACCATCACCAGGTCGGGATCATCGCTCGATGCCCTGCGCAAGAAATTAAGCAAAATGCGTAAGTCTGGTGAGGCTACTCGCGCTGAACTGGAGAAAGAGCGCGCCGCCCGCAGGGCACTGGAGGATCAGTTACTCAAGGATCAGATAGCCCTCAGGAAACAGGCGTTTATTGATGCCCTGCTGATGGCCGGTATGAGCGAGAAAGACGCAGAAGCGAAATTCAAGATATGGCTGGATAACGAACTTAAAAAGGCGGCGAAGAAATGAAGTATGACGAGGACTTTTTAGGCGGCTGGGATGAGCCGGTAGCTGGCCAGCGCGTAGAGGCACCCGCACCAGCGCCAGCCCCTGAGCCTGCCGGTGCGGTAGAGCTGGTGGACGACGAAGATCGGCAGCTGGATAGCAGCGGTGAGGCTGAGTCTCCGGCACCCGATGAAGAAGACGGAGAGCAACTGGGCAACGTGGTGCTGCCCGATCACTTCGAGCCTGCGGATAGCGCCGATCGCCCTATCGATACCTCTATGCGCACACGCTATCACGGACACGGTGAATTTAATGACCTGCTGCGCGCAGACTGGATTGCGGCCATTGAACTGGACCCTGATGCGTTCGACGCGCTGCTGTACCGCGCAACCCGCCACCAGCCCGACGCCAACGATCAGCCATCCACTCCGCAGGTAGCGGAAGTATTTGACCCTAACCAGGCATTGCTGGACTACCAGCACCCGGAAAAAGTGGCTGTGCTCGACTGCCCGGATGAAATGGAATCGTTTATGGGGATGTACGACGGCAGCGATAACACCGGCGCCGGAGTGGATGCACTGATCCTCCGCACCAGCGGTTTGAATGTGCCAGTGGGCAGTGTATTTGAGTGGCAGGAGCAGCTGACCGGCGACCGCTACCGCCGCGTCTGGTGGTATGTACACCGCATATTCAATTACGGGACGGCAAACGTCGGTAGCCTGTTCTATTGCATCCCTTTCCGTAGCCAGGAGCTTTGATTGATGAACGAAATCGTGCTGAGTCGCTTCAAAACGCTGGAGCTGACACCTAACGGCAAGCGTGAGATCTCATCGTTATCTGATGTGGATAACGGATTCACCGCCAAAATCCTGGATGCATTTGATGGGTTGACGTTCTCAGCTCCCACGCGCGAAGCGAAGGCGATGACCGAATTTCTCCAGCGCGCAAAGAGCGATCAGATAAGCTTTGGTAATTACCCGGACCCGGGAGCCTGTCTCTCGGCGTGGCGTTCTTCCGGTAGTGGTCAGAAGCAAAGTACGCAGCAGAAACCTATAAATCGCCTGGCGCTGCCGCTAATTAATGTCAGCCGTAATATCGGGTATTCGTACTATGTTGGTGACCACCAGCGTGATGAATATGACTTCGGTGAGCTGATGGATGATAAAGAGCAAATCATCGCGGTTATCAGCATGCTGCCCGTTCAGTTGGATTTCAAAGTGTGGGCGCTGGCTGCCGACAGAGAGACGCTGAGCTATATGACTTCAGCGATCGGTTCATGGATGCGACCGTGGCATACCCAGGGGCACACAGCATTCAGCTGTACCAGCAGCCTTTGCGGCATAGCTGTAGATGTTGATGGGTGGCTGGATTCGCCAAAAGCCATTGACTGGTCTGATATTTCATTCACTCCCCAGGAGGAACGCGTTTACGCCGCTGAATGCCAGATATCAGTGATCACTCAGCAGCTGGTGGCCTATATGGTCGATAGCCGCGTCATCCGTCATGAAACCGTTCTAAGGGGGGATCATGGCCGGTAACAAGCAGTCTGACACCAAAACACAGCTCTTCCTCCAGTCCGCGAAGCTGGGCGACCAGGAGATCCCCCGATCGATGATGCTGACATGCCTCTACATCGAGCACGCCGGACTTTCCGCCCCGCAGCTGGTGATTGAGTATAAAGATTCGACCAACTGGATCATAAACCAGCTGGGCGTCAAAACGGGCTCCCTGCTGTCGGTTACGCTGGGCGATCCGCATGGCAACGGCCAGACTCAGTGGAATGACACCTTCTATGTGCTGAAATGCCCGTCAAAGGGTGACGTTGTCACGATATACGCGTTCAGTGATTCGGTTCGGTTGATAAAGGAGCCAGCACCTAAAGCGCAGTTCTTTGTTGAAAAGCAGCCAAAAAATATCGTCGCAGCCCTGGTTAAAGGGCTGAAGGTAGATGCAGACACGTTTACCAAACAGGGCACGTATCACCTCAATGTTGGTCAAAAACCCTCAGCCGTTATTCAGGAGATCGCCCGGGATGACGGAGCGATCGCATGGATTGCGCGCGGCACTATTTTTTTTAAAAGCATGACACGCCTTGCCGCCAGCAATCCCGCCCTGACCTACAGCGCAAATAACCCGACGACTGACGGGTTTACCATCACCCGCTGGCGCGTGCTCAACAACGATCAGGCCTATCTGAAAGACTACCAATACCGGTTTATGGGATACGACATGGAGGGCGGCCTAATCAGTGCAGGCTCGCCCAATCATCCGGTCAAGATGGTGGCGGCGCAGGAGAAATCTATCCTGTCGAATATGCTGAAAACCCTGCTGCCAAAGTTCGAAATGGAGTGCGAGGGTAACGGCAGACTGACGCCCGGGCTGGTGGTGAAATGCTTAGTGAACTCATACAGCAACGATAACGGACTGGATGAGTCGGTACCGGCAAAGATGATCATCAGCAAGGTGGCACACTTTGAGGACCGCTACTCGTATACCTCAAAAGCGGAGCTGGCCATCGTGTATAGCGGCGACAAGGCGCAGGAGTAAATATGGACAATTTTAAGTACCCGCAAAGGGGAACGGTCGTCACCACTGTGCACCCGAAAAGCCTGATGATGGCCCGGGTGCGCATTGACGGGTTACACGACACCGTTTCAGAAAATGATCTGCCGTGGGCAGAGCGCAGGCTGCCGGACGGTGGCGCGTTCAGTCCACTGCTGGAGGGCGATCGTGTGTGGGTTGAATACCCTTATTCTGGTGACTCGCGCCGACCGGTCATTGTGGGCTTCGCGCAGGATGCGAGTGGCGGCATAGCGAACGTTGCACCTGAGGCGTCCGGTAAAGGGGATCCTTATCAGCCACCAGCTGTAGAAGGTGCCCCGGACGGTCCCAAACTGTCAGCAACCAAAGACTATGTATACAAGCGCAACGGGCTGATGGAGGTGCGCAGCTCCGGCGGTGGCTGGGCAATGACGCACCTGGGTAGCGGAAGTACGCTCGGCCTGAATGACAGCGGGCAGTATTATGCAATGATACAGGGCGACATGTTCCTGTTTACCGCGGGAGGTGTGAAGCAGACCATCGATGGAGATTACGAGCTGGAAGTCACTGGCAAGTACAAACTTACCGCTGGTGAGGTGGAGATAACTGCGGGAGCGGTCGCTATTAAACAGGGTTGACCCGGCACCAGCAGCATTACAAAACAAAAGGAACCAGCCGGTTCCTTTTTACCAGGTGAGGTTATCGCCTCACACGCAAATGACACTAAACTTTTATTGCCCTCTATGGTACCGTTTGCTCATCAAACAGATGAGATACGACATCCATGAAAAATAATGACCTCAACGACCCGGTTCCCGTACGCCTTATACCGTTCAAAGCCTTCCGCGCCATGATCAGCCGCGGCGAAATCGTTGAAAGCATGGTGCGCAGCGGGGACCAGGTCTGGATCCTCGGCAAAAAGCTCAACGGCAGTATTGTCGCGCTTCGGCGCACCTACGGTGGCCCCCGCACATGGGTGTGTATCGAAAGCCCCATGAAGCTGCTTGTCGGCATGGGCGCCAGCCGCATCGTTATCGAACTGAAACGCGAACAGCTGCAGTTTATAGAACTCAATGGCACTCACCTGCAGCCAGCAACCTCCCTTCCAGATGCTGAATAACCCGGAGTAACCCTCATGATTTTCGATCACTTCCGTAAGTGTGCGATTTATACCCTTAGTCGCGATGTCATATTGCGCGCAGAGGAATTAGAGAAACAGTTAGCCGCTTTTGCGTTCACGCCCTGCGGCAGCCAGGATATGGGCAAAACCGGCTTTACCTCGCCATGGGGCACGCTTTCTGACAGCCTGGTGATGACCAGCGGTCATTTCATACTGCTGGCCATAAAAAGCGAGAAGAAAATCCTCCCTTCTCACGTCATTAAAAACGCACTGAGCGTGAAAATCGAAAAGCTGCAAACCGAGCAAGGCCGCAAGCTGAAGAAAACAGAAAAAGACAGCCTCAAGGATGAAGTCCTGCACTCGTTACTGCCGCGCGCATTCTCGAAATTCTCTGTGAGCCATCTGCTGGTCGACACCCATAATAAGCGAATTTTCACCAGCTGTAGCGGTAATGGTGCTGAGAACACTCTGGCCTTATTGCGTAAGGCGCTGGGATCCCTTCCTGTGGTGCCGCTGACCATAAAAAACCCGATTGAACTTACCCTGACTGAGTGGGTGCGTAAGGGTGGCGCTCCTGCCGGATTCAAGCTGCTCAACAATGCGGAGCTGAAAGCGATCCTCGAAGACGGCGGCGTGATTCGCGCCAAGAAGCAGGAGCTGGTGAGCGACGAAATCGCAGTGCATATCGAAGCCGGCAAGCTCGTCACCAGCCTGGAACTGGACTGGCAGGGCCGGATGAATTTAACCGTAAACGATGCCTGCTATCTGTCCCGCCTGAAGTTTGCCGATGAACTGCGCGACCAGAATGACGATATCGATCGGGAAGACGAAGTGCACCGCCTGAACGCCGATTTCCTTCTCTTTACGGGCGAACTGTCTGCGCTGGTGGGCGACCTCATTACCGCGCTGGGAGGCGAGAGTGAACGATAAGGTACAGCTGATTTCCGGCATCGAGCAAGAGGTGCATTACATGGACATAACCCGCGCTCGAATCGGCTATGCGCTACAGGAGGAATAATGCACCAGCAACTAACCTTTGGATCGGTTTGCAGCGGTATTGAAGCGGCCAGCACTGCATGGGAGGCATTAGGTTTGCGTGCTGACTGGTTTTCTGAGATTGAGCCGTTTCCTTCCGCCGTGCTGGCGCACCACTGGCCTGACGTCTCCAACCTGGGTGACATGACTAAAATCGCCACCGCCATTCGCGCTGGTGAAGTGAACGCCCCCGACATTTTGGTAGGCGGTACGCCTTGCCAGGCATTCAGTATCGCTGGACTGCGCGAGGGGCTGTCTGACGCGCGCGGTCAGTTAACCCTTTCTTACGTGGAATTAGCCAATGCAATCGACGCAAAGCGCCGCGAACGCGGTGAGCCAGAATCAATCATCGTCTGGGAAAACGTCCCCGGCGTACTCAGCAGCAAAGACAATGCCTTTGGGTGTTTTCTGGCAGGACTTGCCGGAGAAAGCAGTGAATTGCAGCCATCAGGGGGAAAATGGTCGCACGCAGGTTGTGTGTCTGGACCAGAAAGGGTTATTGCCTGGCGCATCCTTGATGCTCAATTTTTCGGAGTGGCCCAACGACGCCGCCGTGTGTTTGTTATCGCAAGCGCTCGAACAGATATCGATCCCATCAAAATACTTTTTGAGTGCGGCAGCGTGCGCCGGGATACTCCGCCGAGCAGAAGCGCGGGGAAGGCAGTTGCCAGAATTGCTGGAAACGGCATTAAGGTCGGTAGCCACTGGGATAACCCAGCATATCCACACCCAACCCTCAACCAGTCACACAACATTGGAGGGATAGGCCAGAGCAATCAGGAGCTGTTCAGTCAGCGGGGCTGCGGGATTATTTCTATGGCGCATGGGCAAGGCGGGGCTGAGATTAAAACCGATGATTCCGCGCCGACGCTCACCTGCAACCACGAGGCTCCTATCGCAGCTTACGGTATTCCCGGAAACTGGATAGGTCGCGCACCGGAGAACGGTGGAAACGCGACAGAGCCTATGCACGATGTAGCACCATGTCTTACCGTTGCTGACCGCAACAGAGTTGCCTACGCCAGCCAGCCAGGCTTTGCACAAAATGGTTGCAGCGACGCACTGACTGCTGAGGCTATTGAGACTGAAAAGAGTGATTCCGCCCCGTGCTTAGTACTGGCCTTTGCGGAAAACACCCGAGCAGAGGTTCGTCTTGTAGGTGGCGATGGCCAGATCGTCGGCGCTTTATCTACTGGGGGAGGAAAGCCTGGACAGGGTTTTCCTGCTATTGCCTACGGCTTTAAAGCTGGTCAGGGGGCTAAGGCGGGAGGCATTGGTTATGCCGAGGAGCAGGCTCCTACGCTCACCAGCGCCAGCAGCGGTACCAACCTTGCTCCCACCATCCTTACTTACTCTGGGTATGACATTCTCGGTACACCGGCCAGCGAAGTAGCCAAAGAGGCAGATGTTCACACCCCGTTGCGCGCCCGCATTCCGGGGCAGTTTGAGAACAGCACGGTAACAATGGTTGCGAATGGCATGGCGGTACGCAGGCTAACACCTGTCGAATGTGAGCGTCTCCAGGGCTTCCCTGACAACCACACCCTGATCCCGGTCGATAAACGTAAAAAGATTACAGCAGATGAATACGCCTATCTGCGCCACCACCGCCCGAACATAACAGCAGAAGAGGCTTTTCGCCTCGCGGCTGTAGGCCCGCGTTACAAGGCGCTGGGCAACTCAATGGCGGTGCCTGTCATGCGCCGTCTGGGTGAATGGATACAGAGAGAGGTCCAAAATGCACGATCCGCAGGAGATGCTGATCCAGATGCTGCTATTGCTCATGTTTCAGGTAACGGCGTTAACGTCAGTGAGGCTCCTGGAATCCCTCCTGCAACAGGCCTAATCGAGGAGAAGCGCCGCCCATTCCTCAAGTGGGCAGGCGGTAAATTCAGCGTCCTGGATGAGCTGGCGAAATATTTACCTCCAGGCAAAAGGTTAGTAGAGCCGTTTGTTGGGGCGGGTTCGGTATTCCTCAACTTCCGGTATCCGGCTTACCTCTCAGCTGATGTTAATGCGGATCTGGTTAACCTGTACCGCCAACTGGCCGGTAACCCGGATAGCGTGATACGCATTGCAAGGCAGCTGGTTAATGGCTGTGTAACGAACGATACATTTCTGGCTATCAGGGATGAATTCAATGGTCGGCAGGCGCATGCAGTGCGTCATGCAGCGCTATTTTTGGCGCTCAATCGTACCTGCTTTAATGGCCTGACGCGCTATAACACCGCAGGTGTTTTCAATACCGGCTGGAACAAAAAAGACGTTGATAATTACTTCCCGGAGCAGGAATTACATAGCTATGCCTCACGCCGCGTAAACCATGAATTTCTCTGCGCGTCATTCGAGGAAACGATCTCCCGCGCCAGCGTCGGTGACGTGATTTATTGCGACCCGCCGTATGAACCGCTGCCGGGCAAAAGCGGATTCGTAAAATACGATAAGGGCGGGTTCCACTTTGACCGCCAGGTAGAGCTGGCCGACCACCTGGTGCAGGCCCACCAGCGCGGCGCTCAGGTGGTTATCACGAACAGCGGCGCGCCTAAGATCATTGAGCTGTATACGTCGCGTGGTTTCAGCGTGCATGAGCTTAAAGCCAAGCGGAACATATCCTGCAAAGGCGATACTCGTGAAATCGCGAAGGATGTTATAGCTACACTAAAACACTAAACTTTTACAAAAGGCTGAGAAATGGCGCAAATAGCGACGTTAGAAAGTATATGCTCCGGGCATGGCGGGTTCGCACCCCGCCCGCCGGTTGATGCGGAGGCATTACTGAAAATCAACGGTATCCCCGTGCTGGTGGACTCCAAACAGTACCCGGCGCACACCGATGGCAACTCTTCCCACGCCGGGCAGGCCATTTCCACCCGGCCATGGTTCACGGTGAACGGCAAAGGTGTGGTGTGCGTGGGCGATCCGGTTTCCTGCGGATCTGTTGTGGCTGTTGGTGATTCACTGGTCAATGTGGGGTAAACATGCTGGATAAAAGTAACCAAATGGCGGCATACAGGGCGCTGGTGGCGGCTGGTGGCTTGCAGTTGCCCGCCTCCATCAGTCAGTCGCGTGCCGCTTCCGGTGCCAGCACCGATCTTGCCACAAAACTTCTGGCCACTATCCGCGCTACTGTCACTTACCCGGTATCCATTGCCGCAATGATTAGTGGAATTGCGACCGCTGGTAATAATTTAAATGCCTGGGCAGGCATGGCCTCTAGTCATGCGTCCCTGCTGGCGGATAATACGGATCTCTCCACACTGATTGAGTTGAGCATTGGGTGGGACGTTGAACGTCGATCTCATGATTTGCCCTCCAGTGAAATACCGATCTCACTGGCCATCAGCGATACCCTTATCACCCAGGCGCTGCTGGATGCGCTGAATGCACTGGATGTCGTCCCGGTGCAACAGGCCATGCTCAGTATCAATACCACACTCGATGTCCCTGCGGCGGCGCCAGACGCGCCACCAGTTGTCCCCCCTTCCCTGTCCCAGACGCAAATCAATGCCCTGAACACAGCCTGGTCCAATCTTGCCGCCGGTTTGTCTGCCAGCAGCGCGGCAGCAGCTGCGTTGCAAGCGCAAAGCACGACAGCAGCCAACAGCGTTACTACCGCAAAAACCGCGTACAAGAACGCCATTACGACGGTGCTGGCCGGTGCCTGCGCCAACTACCCACAAACCGCCTCCGCCGTCTCGGCGCTGGTGCCTAAAAACGTGCTCGACCTGCTTAAAGAGGGATCATGATGGGTTTTTTCTCCGCCATCATCGGCGCTTCTTCAGCGGCGCTCTCCGCCGTTAATCGCTCCACCAGCATCAAGGCCTACCTCCTGCTCTTATTGCTCCTTGTGGGCCTCGCTGTGGGGCTATGGCTGTATGTCTCCGGCCTCCAGGAAGCCGTAAAGACCCAGAGGGATACGCTAAACGCCAGAGACGGAACCATCCAGCAGCAAACTGCGGCGATCAATGCCCTGGCCGGTGACAGAGACAACGCGTTACAGCAGCGCGATGACGCACGCAACAAACTGGCCAGACTGTCCAATGAAGGGGAAAAAAATGCTCAGAAACTGCTTATGGCAGAGCAAAAAGCCAAGACGTTTGAAGAGAAACTTAAAAAACTGCAGGTGGGTGATACTTGCGCTAACACTCGGCTGCCTGACGGCATTAACAGCATGCTCAATGAGGACGCCCGGCAATTCAACGATCAGTACCGTTGAGCTGAAAGCAGACAAAGTGAAGGAAAAGCCTCTCAAAGCAACGATGTGCCTGTTGCCGGAAAATCTTGATCGAACCGTCTGGGGCGATACGACCACGCTGGATCGCAGTGCAGTAAAACTCAGCCTGCAAGCCTGCAACGATTTCAACATGTCAGTAAATACCATCAACGGAGCAGAATAATGCTGAATAAAGCCGGTAAGAAGATGCTGGAGCGCGCCCTGCGTGAACAGGAAGCCGCCAGCGCGGCCCCAGCGCCACGATTCATTAAAACTACCGTCGCTCTCTGGGTGTCGGCGGTGGTTAATGGGATGAGAACACAGGCGGCGCGCCGGGCGCGATAAGCGACGAAACGTACAGCAAAGAAAAGCCCGCAAATGCGGGCTTTTTATCAGGCGTGATGCGCAGGTATAAGGCGAACACCCGCCGCTCGCGTCAGTTCGGTGAGCGTGGTCAGAGTCGGGTTGCCGTCTTTAGACAGCGCGCGATAAATATGCTGGCGCGCGATCCCGGACTTCTGGGATATTTCCGTCACCCCGCCGCGTGCCTCGATGACCTGGCGCAGCGCGATCAGGAATCCGCCAACGCCTCCGGGTTCGTAAATCTCCTCCAGCGCTGTCTGGAGGTAAACTTCCGCATACTCAGGATCCGCGCGTAACTCTTCAATCATGGCTTTGTCATGATCTACCGCTCGTTCGTTCTCGAACACAGCCGCCTCGAGGGCGGCCTCCTTATTGATTCTGCTGTTTGTCATATTCACGGCCTCGATTTGTAGTCTTTGAGGTATTTAACTGCTTTGTTGAGATCTGCTTTCTGAGTGCTCTTATCACCCCCGACCAGCAACAAGATTATTTCCCCGTCCTCCATCGAGTAATACACCCGGTAACCTGGTCCATAATCGATTCTTAACTCCCAGACTCCTTCCCTTTCGTACCTGTGATCCCCAAAGTTTCCGCCTGTTGCTCTGGCTATTCTGGCGTCTACCTTTGCTGCTGCTGTACGATCCTTTTTCTTTAAATCCGCTATCCAGTCGCTATACGGAACCTTTCCGCTTTTATTCTTGTACCGCTTCGTGGTGTAAGCCATCACTGCTCCATTCCCTTCAACGTGAAAACATTGTCACATATAAATGACAGAGAGGCAAGAGATATTGTCTCTTATATGTGACAGATATCAAATCGTAGGGCCGTCTTCTTCGAGCACGCGATTGATCACGAATGTCAGCACTCCGTGAACCACCACCTCATCCAGAGCCTCACCAGTTATAGCCTGGTCATCAGCCGTGATTAAGGTCTTCCCTTTCACCCTGGCGAAACAGCTGCGCCCCTCAAAAGTGAGCAGCACGGTAGCGCCCTGCCAGGGTGTTAATGAGCGGTCGATAACGGCGAAGCCTGTGGACGTACTCACCACCGTGCAATTCTCGTCGATCCGGCAATAGTCATCGACGGTCAGGCGGCGCTCAACGAAATCCCCCGCCGGGGATGGAAACCCCATCAGTGCACCCGGCCCATATTGCGCAGCATCCACAGCCTGTTTTCGCTGAAGTCAGGGGTCTTATCGACGAAATCGGGTTGGTTTCGCTCGATCCATTCGTTCGCATCTGCGGCGCTGAAATGATGATGACGTTCGCGCAGCTTGTCGATGAAATCGTCCGTACGCAAACAGAGGTATCCTTTCGGGTTACGCCTCACTGAGGCTGCGAAAGCTGCATTGATTTCATATTTTCTTGCCATATTCCCTCCATTAAAGACTGTATATATATACAGCTTAAACCCTTTCCAGCCGCATCGGCAAAAGAAAAACATGCAATAAACACCACACATTCAAAGCGAGAGCAACTAACACTAAATTATTTTTGTTGACTCTGAAGTACATCTCTTATTCTTCGGTGCGAAAGGGTTCCGTTTACATCTTTTTAAAGGACAGTTTGAATGACTGATACGAGTGAATATAAACAACGCGTTGCGGATATTACCCGACGCTCAAATAGCGTCATGTCGTTCGCTGCGGCTGCGCAGTTCGACGAACATGGCCTGATTAAAGACAGCAACGCGCGCGTCCAGAAAATGATGGAAGCGGCCCGTAAAGATGAGACGTTTGCCAACGTTCCTGACGCTGTGCTGTCTCAAATCTGTTCTGCCTGGGGCGAAAGTATTGCGGATTATTCCCGCACCTTTGGCCGTGCTCCTCGCGCCGAAGTGCTGGCCAACGCCCACCAGCTGCTGGAAAACGTTCTGGTTCAGACGGTCGGCAATGGTAAGCCGCGCATGGGCGGTATTGAGAAAAGCATGCTGGAAAGTGTCGGCATGAGCAGCGATGCAATGAGCAGCCAGGACGGCATCATGCATCAGGCCATTTTCATGGCGATGATCCTGCCGACGTCGCTGGGTGCGGCTACATCCGATGCCTGTACCTTTATCCCGGTACCGCGCGATCAATCCAAAATCTACGAAATCATCAACGTTGCAGGCACCACGTTTGGTGACTACACCACGGGCGACAAGCTGGATATGCAATCGGTCGGGGAATACGCGCAGTTCCGCCGCCGCTACATTGTCGAAGCATCCGCTGACGGCAATACCAAAACCTTCGCGTTCGCCGTGAAAAATCACGAAGGTCAGGACGTGCCGATCCGTAAAGGCCGTTCAAACATCTACATCTCCCGCCGCAAATCGCCGCAGGACAATGGTGAAGGCACGCTGCTGCACACCTTCGTTAACAAATCTGGTGCCACGGTCACGGCGACCTGTACCGTCAACTACAACACCGGCGCACTTCAGCTGAACTTCAGCGAAAACCTCGATGCTGGCACCGAGCTGGCCGTAGAAGTAGAGCTGAACGTCGAAGCAAAACCGGACATTATCCCGATCATCAATCAGGAAATGAAAGAGTACACCCTGTTCCCGTCACAGTACGCCATCGCCGCTGAGCATTCCGTTCAGGCTGCGTATGACGCACAGCGTGAGTTCGGGATCGACCTGGGCCAGCTGCAGTTCAGCACGCTGAAAAATTACCTCTCCCACGAGCAGGACATGCTGCGTCTGCGCATTATGTCCTGGCGCTGCATCCACACCGATCAGTTCGACATTGCCCTGCCGGAAGATATGTCGTTTGACGTGTGGGGCACCATTTTCAAAGGCAAGATGCTCCAGGTGATGCGCGATATTACCGAGCGCACCAAATCCACCAGCACCTTCGGTATCTATGCCGGTTCCGATGCCGCCAACTTCCTGAAGCAGCTCCCGCCGGGCATGTTCTCGCTGGTGGCCAACTACTCTCAGGCGCCGTATGTGCACTTCGTTGGTACGCTGTTTGGCAACATCAAAGTGTTTGAGATCCCGGCAGGGGTTTGCGCGGCGCTGAACAAAGTGGGATCCAGCTTCGACCCGTACGACATGCTGTGTTATGGCCGTGATGAAAATCCAGGCAAAGCCGGTTTTGTTTCCGGTGATGCTGTGCCTGCTGTGCCGTTCGTGCACCCAACCACCCCTGGCCTGAAAAACCGCAACACTCTGTGGGGATCGGCCATCAACGATATGCATCCGCGTAACGGGGAAGATTATTTCACCCGCCTGAAACTCACCGTATCCAAAGAAGGCGGTATCGACTTCAAGAGCGGTAAGCGCATCCAGGCAGAGCAACCTTCCAGCTAATTTCGTCTCACCAGTTAAGCGCCCTGCGGGGCGCTTTTGAGGATAAATAATGTCTGAATACAGTATCCCTTTCGGGCTGTCGAATGTGTCTGACATCGCCATTTCGGATATCAGTGCTGATAAAACGCTGACGATCGGCGGCACAATGGCGCAGTCTCGCTGGGCTGGCGTAGGCGTGTTCGCGCGCGGCAAGCCCTTTAAGCCCCTGAATGTTAGTCAGTCCAACTACCAGGCTCTCCTGGGCGCTCCGATTAAGCCGACCGCGGGCAGTTCGTTCGAACCGTACCGCCACATGGAAGAAGCCGTTCAGGAAACCGACGGCACCGTAGTTCGTGTTGTGGCTGCTGATGCAAAATACCCGGTGATTGCATTCTCGGATGGCACTGGTGCGCCCGGCGGCGCGGTCGCAGTCGATTACTCAGCAAACCTGTATGGCGTTGCCCCGGAACTGGCCTCCAGTGAGTTCTTGCAGATCTACATCGATGACGGTGATCCATGTGACACTATCACCCGTCAGATCTCCTTCACTAAATTGCCTTCCCTCTCTGACAACCTGGAGCGCTGGAAGCTGACCCTGGAGCAAACCACTGCGGCGGGCCTTACTTCGGTGCTGGAAACTCATACCATTTCGTTTGCGCCAGAGGGCGTTGATGACATGGGCCAGAGTTGCTTTATTGATACTGCGCTGGAATCCCGTTCGAACTACCTGCGCTCGGTATGTGATCCAGAAGTTGCCAGCAAGGTGCGATTCGCTGAAATCAAAGGGCTGGCATTCAAGGGTGGCACGAACGGCAGCCAGAACAAGATCAGCGACGAACAGTACCTGAAAGCTGTGGCCGTGCTGAACAACGCGAACGTGAACTATACCGCCGTGCTGGGGCTGGGTTGCTACAGCAAACCGGCTATTGAGCAACTGGCCGAAATCGCGCGTGATCGTCGTATCGACGGATTCTTTGACCTCAAGCCGACGCTGACGTATGCCGAAGCGCTGAAAGAAGCCACCGACTCCCCACTGCTGGGCACCCGCTATACCTCAGTGTGCCACTACCACTTCCCTTTCTCCCACAAAGATAAGTGGACCGGCAGCCGTGTCGCTGTAGGCCTTTCTGGCGTGGCATATGCAGCGAAAGCAAAAGGGATCGCGAAGGTATCCGACGTCGGCGGCTGGCACTATTCACCAGCAGGCGAAGAGCGCGCCATCATCAACCGCGCAGCTGTAGACCAGATTGAAAACAGCGGCACGCCTGATTATGACGCCATGTATACCGCGCGTATCAACAAAGTGGCAGTGGGCAGCAGCGGCAAAATGATCATCGATGATGCGCTGACAACCTACTCTGGCGAAAACTACCTGCGCTTCCAGCACGTTTCCTCTGTCATGAACGCTATCAGCCGCTATTACTTCCAGCTGAGTAAGCAGCTGAAGCATCAGCCTGACGGTTTGACTGATTCGGCCCTGACTAAAGGGACGATCAAGATTATGGATCGCTTCGTAGCCTCCGGCGCGCTCGTTCGTCCACGCAACCCTGATATGGATGGCACCAAACCGTACGTGGTTAAGGTGAGCCAGGTCGAGATTGACCTCTGGAAAACCGAGTGGGCCTGCTGCGTAACCGGTTCTGCACGCCGCATCGCTGGCGAACCTGCACTCATCAAGTAACGGAGCATCGAGATGGATAAAGATAATTTCACCGCGCGTATGTTCAGCGGCTCTGGCCTTGCTGAGTTCGCGATGGGCAAAACGCCTATGTTCGAATCGGCTGCCAGCAAACCAGCCGACTCGGCTAAGCCGCCAGTGGTTGAGAAAGAACCGCCGGTAACTATGACGATCGATTTGGCCCACAAGATGCTGCTGGAGGCCGCCACCCAGCGCACGACTTCCGCAAATCTCGAAGAAGCCGCTGAAGCCGTGATCGAATGGGCGCAAGGTGACGACAAAACCGTGGATGGTCTGGACGGTTTCGCGCTGGCTATTGCGGGCATCGATGAAAGCACGACTGAGGAAGATATCACCGATGCACAGGCAGATGACTACAACGCTGCCTGGGCTTATTTCGCTGATTTCCTCGTTGCCGCCGGTATGGACGACGCCGACGTAACCAGCCTGTGCGATGACGGCGACGACGAGGCGGCAAAAGCCGTTGCGGACGAGCTGGCGGCTATGCCGGACGACGAGCTGGACGAGCTGGTCTTCACCTTCTCGGAAAGCGGTGACACGTCGATGACCGAGGCCGTGGTGAAGGTTGTACGACAGGGTAAAGTCGTCCTCAAGCGCAAGCGTATTCGCCCTCGTCGTCTCAACTCTGCCCAGCGTGCGGCGCTGAAAAAAGCCCGCCGCAAGGCAAACACTGCTGGCGCAAAAATCGCCCGTCGCAAGTCGATGAAACTGCGCGCAAAACGCATCGGTTAGTGAGTGAAAAGGCCACCAGCCGCGTGCTGGTGGTCATGCCGGAGGAAGGGCGTGGAATATTACGGGGCAATCTATGACGGTGACAACGTAAGCCAGTACCTGAAAGCACAGCTTACGACAGAGGATTACGCCGTCACTGGCTACATCTCCCAGGGTGCGGCGATGAATATCACCTCTAACTGGGAAACGCCTCTTTCGATGGACAATATTGGCTCACTGGCCGGGCTGTCCGCGACCGCTAATCTCGGCCAGGTCGCCACGAATGAGACATCGATTATGCGATGGAACAGCCTGCAGGTGTGGGAAGGTGGAACAGCACCAACGTTTACCCTCCCCCTCAGTTTTTACGCCTGGGTTGATGCGGCGGTGGAAGTTCAGGGGGCCATTATGGCATTGCAGGCCATGATCAGCCCGGAACTGAATGACACCTCCCCGCGTGGCCGTCGCCCGTATGCCTGCGTGCTCGATTTGGGGCGGCGCATCAAGATTACTGACGTCATTATACAAAGCGTCGATGTAGAGCTGGATGCACCGCGCACCAGGGAGGGCTACTTCCTTCGCAACACGGTATCCCTTCAGCTCTCCGGGATGTCTGCGCTTAACCGCTCTGACGTACCGAATATCTATCTCTAAGAGGTCAAAATGCCAGGACATCAGAATACAATTGGCCGCAAAGGCTATCTGAAAAAGAAATATGAATCGAACAAGGCCGCAGGCGAGAAGCTTGGCGGTACCGAGTTCTCCATGAACTTCCCGGAATATCCGAATATAAGCGTCCTGGTGCGCACCACGCAGATCCCAATGATGCAGCGTGAAGACGTCGAAGATTATGGGCCGAACGGCATGAAGTTCTCTCAGTACGGGCCACTTACCAACTCCGGCGAGATCCAGGTGCAATGCGTGGAAACCATCACCGGCGATGTCTGCAAAATGATTGTGGACGTCGTGGCCAACAAAAAATACCAGGACATTACTTTGCAGGCTGCGGCGGAATCGCTTTCCGGTGAAGCGGTATCGGCGCATAAATTCGAGATGCTGGATTGTAAGATCGCCTGCGATCAGATCGACCTTTCCACTGAGGATGTGACCGTGCTGGTGCGCCCTTCCCTGCGCATCACTTATAACTGGGTGGATAACGAGGCTGATAACTTAGCCCTGTAACACCGGCCAGCATCCAGACCACAAAACCGCCCTTCCGGGCGGTTTTTTTTTCAGCTGCATCATCGCCGTTAACACTAAATATTTATTTATGTGCGTTACAACTTTTAGCATGGGAGGATCTATATGGCCGGAGGAAAATCATGTCACCGATAGAGCTGCTGGAGGACGTCAAAAGCCGGTTTACACCGCTGCTGCACCGGGAAGCTGAAAAACTAGAATCACTTCTGAGGCAGGCGCTGCGGGCTTATCAGGACCGGGCTGGCTACATCCAGAAGATTCGGGTTACCGATAACGCCACCAGCATCCCTAAACCCACCGATTTTCTGGCGCTGATCGGTGCCAGTGACAAGCAAGGTGACATGGTTTACAGCGACGATTTCGGAACGGATATCACGCTGGAATACAGCTGGAATACGAAATCTCCGGTAACCGTGTCCTACATTGCCAACCTTGCTGATCTCGATCTCAAAACTGGCATCGTGCCGCCAGAGATTGTGGGTGTTGTTTCGAACTATCTGGAGGCGCTGATCGCCATCCCCAATTATGACCGTATTCGCCGCGTTTCTATTGCCGGCAAGGTAGATGCCTCTACCATCCCGGACGAAAACACGCTGAATCAGCGCAAGCTCGATCTGGAACTGGATATGAGCTCCCGCAGAGCCATTCTTCCAGGGTTCACAATCTACGGCGCGGGCGGTAACTGATGGATATTCTCGGCTCAATCGGGAACTACGCCGGATCAGCGCTGGCAACGGCTGTTTATGGGACAGGGGTAAGCGATCGTGTTGTGGGGAAAATCACCTCACGCATGCTCATGAAAATGCTGTTCTCGCAGGGCTGGCAGTGGGCCGTGGAAATCGACGGGCTGCCCGGGGCGGATTTTTTCTGCCGGGATATTACCTACAGCGATTTCTCCATTGAAACGGATCCTATGCAGATCGGAGGCGGAGAAATCAATGTGCCCAGCCGCCGGGTAACCGGCCCGCTTACGATGACCGTGCGTGACTCTGTAGACGGGCTGGTGGCCCGCTGGTTCGACGGGGCCAAAAGCAAGGTGGTAAATCTGGATGGCACCGTAAACTACCAGTGGGAGTATTCATTCAACATCAGGATCTACCACCTGCTCCTCCCCGGCGCCACCCTTCTTGAGAAAGAGCTGACGGTATTCCCTACGCTACGAGGCGAAATCATGCTCAACCGCGATGCGGTAGCCCAGTTCCATAGCTTCCCCCTCACCTTTACGCAGGTTTCGACATTCATCAATGAGAATGAACGTTCCCTGTTCGATAAATTTAGCTATTCACTTTGAGGCACATATGCATATTCCTCTGTTTTATCTGCCCTCAGATATGACCCGAACCATCTCTTTCGGCATGCCTACTGTGGGCCATGCGATCAGCTTTAGCAGCCGGGATGAGGACACTGATGAAGCCGCCACGACTGAGTATCTGGATCAGCTGCAGCTGGGAAAAGTTTACAGCAGCAAATTCTGGACAAATCAGGACCGTGTAACCGCACTGTGGTGGATATTCATACACTCCCGCAGCGATGCCATGATGACCTTCAGCTATGGGTGCGATCACTGCGGTGAAGAGCATTATTACGATCTTGATATGCGCAGCATTTCCGACACGATTGAAATTATTGATGGTCCCGCGTTTCTGGATGACGTGAGTATCACCGTGCATGGCCAGCCAATGGTATGGCGCATACAGCATCTGACCGGTGAAGCCATGGAGTTAATAGAGGGGATGCGCGTTGCGCTACCAGAAAAAGATGAGCCCGGGTATAAAGCCGCTCTCATGGATCTCAGGTTCTGGGAAATCGTCCTGCAGTGCGAGCTCAATGACGAGATTGAAACTGACTACTTAACCCGCGCCCAGAAGCGGTACGACCTCCTCAAAACTATGCGCCCTGACGACGAATTTCTGAAACTAACGGCGCATGTGAAACACCTTCAGCGCACGCTGCGTCACGGCCTGCCGGTTGACGTACAGCAGGGATCTGCTGGACTCCTAATTCCACCTCATACCTGCCCGGCAACCCGGCATAAGGAGCCCGCAGAGCAATTCGCTACGCCTCTGCGGGTGCCCTTTCGGAACTCAAACTTTATTCCGAACTTTGGACCTGGATGGCTGGGTGACCTTAGCCAACAACCTGGCGCTTTTTGGTGAGCAGCCATTGAGTTGCATCGACAGCCTGCCAACGTGGCGCGCCGAACGGCTCAACTCATCCCTGAATGACAAACTCAAAACCGGTCGATAGGACGTGTCGTGGAAAAATATCAAGATTTTAGCTCTGTCATAGATGCTGTCGAAAATGCCAGTGATAAGGAGCTTGCCGCGCTGGCAGAGATCAGTCAAAAACTTGATCCGTACCCGGCACTTAACACGGATTTAGCAGCGCCGCCAGTTGCCGAAGATGGCCCCCCTTCGTCAGATTCAAGTAGAAATGAGCAAGAACCTGTTTCCCGGTCCGTCATGGCTCATCGTCGTAACGCTGAAAATATCGCATCAAAAACACAGCAAAAAACCATCAAAAAACCACTAATAGAACAACAAAGCGAAGCGGAGCAGAGTGGCCGGGTTAAAGAAGCCCTTGAAGTGTCCAATGCGGCACAAATAACACATGACAATTACAACGAAAACACATCAAAAAAAGACAGCGCGACTGCGGCACAATTACCACAACAAAACGCCATTAATATAACAACCGTTGCTGATGCTAAAGACTATTACAGAAAAGCAGGTGATACGTCGCGAGAGGGCTTTGAAAAAAGCAGAAATGGGCAAGAACGGGATGAATCGGGGCGCTTTAAATCCAAAAGCCAGAAAGCGGCTGAAAGCGTCCATGAAAAACGGCAGGCAGCATCTGAAACCAGGTCATTCGATAAAGCTGAAGGTCTAATCAGCAAGCTGGCCAGAAGCATTTCTGATCCGCTTGAAAGCGACAATGTCGATCAGGCAGGTAGAGCGGTTGGCTCAACATTCTGGCGTTCCGGCAAAGAAATCTATGACATAGGGAAGTCCTCAGTAACCGGCGTTACCGAAGCGATAGGGAAAGTTAAACAACTCTCCGATGTAGAAAAAGACCCATCAGTAACACCGAAAGGGCTTTGGTCGCGTTTTCGACGCGCTGATGCTCAAGCCGGAGAAGAAGGTGAGAATCGCCATGCAGGGCGGAAGAATAAACAGGGAGAAAAAGAGCAGGCAGCAGCCATCCGGGATGGCGATGGCGAGATAGTCGAGCGTCTGGATCAGCTGATTAAAGCGGGCAAGAGGAAGACTGGCGCAACGAACCGCAAGACACCGGTCGCAGGCAAAAAAGGGATCGCGGCTGCATCACAGTTCGCCTTAAAAATCACAGGCATCAATGCCTTATTACGCGCAGTGAAGAACACCCGGAATACTCAGCCCCAGGGTGAATCACCTGCAAAATCAGAGGTACAGGCCCGCCATAAGGAACAGCGTCCAGGCAGGGATGTAGAGCACAACCAGGCGCGCGGGGAGCAGTTAAATCAGGCTGCAACAGCTCCATACGCCAGCACTGTAATGCCCCTGCATCCCCATGAAACGAATCAAGAAATTCAGGGTGCTGTCGGTCCCGCTAGAACAGACAGAACACTGCCTGTGAATGGCGAGGTTCACCCGCCAGTTGAAAGCGCCGTCGGTGGCTACCAGGCCCGGGAAGATGGGAAAGCAACAGTCGCAGAAACAGTCAAAAGTGCAGCGAAGGAGGGCGCGGCGGCGGCGGTCAAAGAAAGTGGAGATAAAGTAGGCGTTAAACCGAAACGCGTGAGCTCCCTGAACGTAACCAGTATAAGCGAGCTGCCAGTTACCGGGATCCACGAACCTGGACAGACAACTCGCAGCCCAACAGGGCAGCCAGTCCGGGTACGCCGTTCCCGACAGCAAACGTCACAAGATGCTCTCACGCGCAATATGGCCCGTGAGCAGGAGCGCAGCATAAAAGAGCAGACGGCTGCCATCAGGGAAGGCGATGAGGAGATCATTGATCGCCTGGACCAGCTGATAAAAGCGAACGGGAAAAAATCCGGCGGCGGCATCATGTCGTCACTTCTTGGGGGAACCGCGCTGGCCGGACTGACCAAAGGATTAGGTAAATGGGGCAAAGGCGCGCTTTTTGCTGGTGGCGCTGCTGTGCTGGGTGGCGCAAAAACGATTTACGATCGTATTCGTCGCAAACCAAAAGTTGGCAAAACAACGCCAGAAGCAGAAGGGAAAAAGAATAATAAAAAAGGCCCCGTAAAAGAGGGGGCAGCGAAGGAAGTTAGCAACAAAACAAAGCCTGAAGCACATGAGAAGGTAAAAACTGGCACCGGCCAGGGGACTGAAAAAGGCTCGCAAAAAGCCACAAAAGAGGGTGCTGAGGTCACCGGTAAAAAAGCCGCAAAAGAGGGTGCTGAAGAAGCTGGAAAGAAAGCCGCCAAAAAGGGCGCAGCTGAAGTTGCAGAAGCCGGTGTTAAAAAATTTGGGGTAAAAACCGCGCTCAAATCGGCACTTAAATTTACTGGCATCGGTACGGTACTGAGCGCTTTATGGGATGCCGGAGAGGGGTATTCAGACGAGGATGCACAGAAGAAAACCTTCGGCACCTCAGGCATAAACACTCAGCAAAAGGCGTCCTATGCGACGGCCAGCCTCTTGTCGCTGGGAGGTCTGGGTGATATCGCCAGTGAATATGCTGGCAAGGGCGCGCGTTGGCTGGGGTTAGATGGTGTTGCCGATACAGTCGAGAAATACAATACAGCCGATATCGCCATTAATCTTAATGACTCGTTTGATAAAATTAAGGGCTACTTCAGCGAAGAGAAAAAGACTGAGGAAACCAGCAAAGCCAATCAGGCCGAACTGATTACAGCCATCGAAAAAGGATCCACTAACACCACAACGGAAGTCAGGACCGGATTTACGGCCCTGCTGGATTTGCTGAAACACCCGGTCGAAACTGTTAAAGGCCTTGCAGATGGAAGTTACAGCCTCAAAAGCGGAAAAGTACCGCCGCTTGAAAAGGCTTTGACGAAGGAAGGGCGCCAGAACCTCGATGCTCTCGATGAGCATTTTAAAATGCTGGAAGCGCGAGACGGCCTTCCGGCGAATACACTGCGCACCATCGCCACGATTGAGTCTTCAGGCAATCCCAATGCAGTTGGCCCGGAAACGAAATATGGCACTGCAAAGGGCATGTTCCAGCTGGTAGACACTACCGCCAGCGACCTGGGCCTGAGTGGGCGGGATGTATTCGACCCGGTAAAAGCATCAGATGCTGCCAGCCGGTATATGAAGTACCTGCTGAAGGATAACGGTGGCGACCTGAATAAAGCCATTGCATCGTATAACTGGGGCATCGGCAATCTTCAGAAAAAAGGCATGGAGAACATGCCCAGGGAAACTCGCGATTACATCGCGAAATTCCATACTTACAACTCAGCGTTCAGCGCTGAGCGCGGCCAGGAGGCTGTAACGGGGAACGCGGTGCCTCCTGTCGCGCTGTCTACTCCGATTGTTCCGGTAACGACTGAGGCCCGCCAGTCAGGAGCTGATACCGGCCACACCTTCACCGATAACGGCCAAACCTATCGCAAAGCAGAACTCCCGACAGATGGAACACCTCTGTCAGATCTGAGTATTGAGCAGCTGGGTGGGGAGAAAATCCAAAAGGCCGAAGGTATGCGGCACCAGGTTAGTGCCGGTACCCTCGCAGCCCGATCGCAGCCCGAGTCACAAAAAACCCTGCGCCCGGTACCGCCGGGCGATTACGCAAGGGATGCCAACGGCGAAATTTACCGACGCGCGCAGTTGCCATCAGACCAGCTCGATCAGGATACGGTTTATGGGGAAGTCGCCGGATGGGTTACTGATACCCTGGGCGGAGACAAGCTGCGTGACGCCGAGGGCATGCGCCATCAGGTTGCAACGGGGGAGGGGAGTGCCGTTGCTGGGCTTAAGGCTACCATTGCGTCACGCGCCGCAGCGCAGGTTCGCGCAGCTGTCGGACAGATAGGCGTCGAAGCTGACGGCACGCCGATTGTTCGCGGTGACATGGTTGGCCGCGCAGCTACCGTCAGCCCAAAAACACCGCTGGCACAGATCCCGGCCAAACCAACGGTGATTACTGATTACAGCGCATCGCAGGTTAAACCTGCTGTCACGTTAAACGACAAGAGCGTGTCACTGGATTCCGCCTCACAGAAGCTACTTTCGGATATCAACGGTTGGCTCAAAAAGATAGCGGGCCACACTGAAGACACCGCCAACGCGGCCAGTAAGCAAGCGCCAAACACACCGGCAACAGCACAGCCGCAACCGCGCGGCTCAATACCACTGGAAGTAAGTGACCCCGCAATGCAGGAGATGGCTAAAAACTGAGGTTAACGGAAAATAGGTGAGCAAAAGCTGTAATCATAGACACTAAACATTAATTAATATGGACTCAGGCACGTTTTGCATCGGGGAAATCGCACATGCGGGAAATTGACCACTTACTGACGCTCAGCACGGATGGGGTAAAAACCTACAGTAGCGAGGTGACCGCGCTCGGGGAACGCTTTCGCGAGTGGTTAAATACACCTCTTGGCACCATCTGGGGTAATCCCGGATGGGGCAATATTCTGCCCGAATTTAAGCATGAGCCTACGGGAAAGAGCCATATACAGACAGCGATGGAAAACCGATTGCTGGCGAAACTTCGAAGCGATTTGACTGAAATGAATATTCGCAGTGTCAGCATTTTCGAAAAAGAGATCGACCTTCTGGTTATAAAAATCGGCATCAAGCAAGGCGTAATTTCAGCAGTTATATCGAGTAAAACCGGCTTTATGTCAGCAGATATTAATACGGAGCTTGCAGCGTAATAATGAAAACCACATCACAAGAAGAGATCAGAGAAGAAATTACCGCGCTGGCAGAAAAAAATAGCTGGTGGTCAACGTTCGTCGGCAGCCAGTTTATTGCCATGCTTTCGACTTATCTTTCGCAGCTCTGCTATCGCTGTTACCAGTTCGCCGCTTCAGCACTGGCCGAAGGGTTCATTTCGACTGCGGCAAACCGGTCATCTATCCTCGCCGCGGCAGAAGACAGGGGTTACATAGGGGATCGACCATCACCCTCGACAGGCAAAGCAAAGATATCCAATATTACCTCTTCACTGGTCAGCGTACCGCAGTATTCATCATTTATCTCCGATGACGAGCTTCCGTATCTGGCCATGGAATATCTGGATCTGAAAGCTGGTGAAAACGCCACGATTTCTGTCACTCAGATGGAGATCGTTACGGTCAGGCAGACTATCAGCACCGCGAAACAGTTCATGGAGCTCCCCTTATCGAAAGACCTTACTGCTGTATGTCATAAAATCGACGTTATCGTTACAGAAGGCGGAAAAGATACCGTCTGGACAGAAACCAAAGCATTCCGCCTGGCATCAAATACCAGCAATTGCTATGTGCTCTTTTACAACTCGAATGACCAGATTGGCGTACGCTTCGGAGACGGTACGATCGGGCGCATCCCTCCGGTGGACTCTACGGTAAAATTGCGCGTCTGGTGTACAAATGGAGACACCACTCTTCTGGCCGGGCAAACACTTACGCCCAGCGATAATAGCGCCTATCTCGGTGAACGCATTGCAGCAGAAACGGCGACGTCCATTACGGGCGGTACGATTGCTGAAGAAATCGAGATCACACGTCAGCGCGCGAAGTACCAGACCGCATACGATGATCAGGTAGCGTGGGGCGGTGATTACACCTTCTACCTGAAAAGAAACGTACCTGGCACGAGTTGGTTCAAAGCCTGGGGGGAAGCTGAGCAGGAAAAAATTGTCGGCGCACGTAACTTCAACTTTATTAACAAAATATTCATCAGCGGCTACCATCCGCTTTACAACCAGGCAGAGCTTGAGGCGTTGGTATTAGGTGCGCTGAGTAAGATCCCGAATGAGTTAAATAAGCGATTTCAGTACGTCCCTATCAATGAGCTTCCATTCATGATTACGGTGACAGGTACAATCTCAGCCAGTCTAACCACTGCTGCGGTTGTGAGTTCGTTGAAAACGTCACTGGAAGCGCGCTTTGGACGAAACGCGAACTTTTTCGACCCTACCAGCGTGGGTGAATATCGTCTTATCAAAAAAAAGGATCTCTGGGCATTTATAGAGAGCCTTAATTACTTCGAAGACTTCTCACTTGAATATTCTAACTGGCATGAGTCAAACGGTTACTTTGATTTTGTTTACCTCGATATAACAGATTCTATTTTTAATATCAGCTTTGAGGAATAAACATGTCGGACTGGTTGAAGAAACAACTTACAGATAATAAAAAATGCTCGGGAATGTGGAACGGGCTCGCAGAGATTTTGCAGAAAATAATCTCCCAGCACGTCGATCCTGTCCTTGCGCGCATCAGCGCCAGGCGGTCCATTTTTACAATGGCAGAAGAGGATATTGAAACCCGCGTCAACGAACTGGGTTCATTTTTTACCATCCGCTCCTCAGATGCGTCCAGTGTGCCAATGCTCCTCATGCAGCGTCTTGACGAAGTGCATTTTAAAGGCTCCACCCGACCGATCACACAGACATTCTACCGTGAATTTAACGGCATTCCGATAAGCTGGCAGCCTCTATACGCCCCGGTTAATGTATCCCGCTACCCATACGGAAGCATATTAGTCAGCGCCGAAACACTGGAAAAATTCGGTGATGCTTATGGTGAAATGTTCATGACCTCGCGTGGTGTGATCAGCATTTCGATAAATGACCTGGCGGCGCTAATTGCTCAGGATGAAACGGGTGAACTGACGCAGGATAAAGTTACAGCTGAGGCATTGACGAAATTTAAACAAGTCGTCGCGCCATTGTTGCCATTGCATATTGTCTTTGATGGCATGCAGCTGCTGATAGATGTGAATATTGATGCTGAACTCAATTCAGTGCCAATATTAAAATCCATTACTGATACCGTTGGAATATTACGCTTTGATGCCGGGCGGGCTTACGCCGCTGACGCACACCTCCAGGTCAAACAAGAGGTAGCAGCTGAGTCAGCAGCAACATTTTTATGGACGCCCCGGTTTGACGATCTCCCGTTCGACATGATGATGGATATTGACGAGGTCACTCAAGGGATTTAACTGTTTTTAATATGGCCTGCCGCCGCTGGTAAGCAGGCCTTTTCTCTCGCATTAACTTCCCACCACACCAACAAACACTAAATATTTACACAGCTATCATACAATCTCTACCATGCGGAAATTGCCTATGTTTCCGCCGGAGAAATTCACGATGGTTGATGTCTCAAAGACACTTTATAAAGCCAAAATGCTGGACTACTACTTCGACCGACAGGCCGCGTCATCGATAGGGCAGGGCAGCCGCTTTGTTATTTCAAAAGCCGTATTTGGCACAAGTTCGCTTGTCACAAAAAATAGCGCCGGTCGATATGACATCGCCGCCATTCCCCCTGATTTTAAAATAGGGGATCTCTTAACGCCGTTTTGCACAGTTGTTCCAACCCTGTCTTACAACAACGGCATCATTCTCATTCGCGCAGACCTGGACCCGACGCAGCTCGACCCGGACCGCTCTTACACCTTCAATACGTTGGTGATCCTTGATAACGAAATGAAAGCCTGCGCCGTAATGTGCGTGCAGGAGGACTCTTTGTATGTCGGAAAGGGATACACGGGGTTGATGGAGCTCGATGTCTCCGGGAGTGATGACCATGCGTAAACAAGCCATTACCACACGACAGGAGCGCAGCTCATGACCGTTGTTATCGCTAAATCATACCCGGATGCTGCAACGCTAAAGCTGGTGGCCGATATTCAATTTCGGGAGCCGTATGCGTCTGGGGCCATGAACCGCAAGCTTCGGGGCATTCTGTTCCCGGGGATTTACTCTGGTTTCTATCCAGTGCCCGGCGCAGGACTGAATCTGAAAATTACGTCGTTGTCTGCAACAGACCAGACTGGCACTGCCTCCCTGGACTTTGGTATGTACCAGATATCGGTGCGCCATCAGTCCGATCTGACCGTTGCGTTAACCGCCGGGACTAACAAAATTGTTGCGCTGCAGGCAATGTATGGTATTGGCGTGGAAACGTACCAGGTAAACAGTGATTCTACCATCCAGGCAGCAGAAATCGTTTTACTGGATATCAATGCAACGTTAGCCACTAATCAACTGGAAATTTGTAAGGTCAGGATCCCCGCCGGAGCTACACAGCTGACTGCAGCGATGATTGACCTCTCAGGGCGTAAAGTCCGCCGGGTTGGTATCGAATTCAGCTCAGAGATCGATAAGACCGACGAGGATGTTGCGGCCACTTCTCTGGCAGTTAAGCGAGCTATAGCCTCGATAGTTGACAGCGCACCAACAGCGCTGAATACGCTGAAAAAAATAGCAGCTGCTATCAACAATGATCCTGCGTTCTACACCACACTCACCGATTTGCTGGCACTCAAAGCGCCGCTGGCAAGCCCGGCCCTCACCGGCACGCCGACCGCGCCGACCGCAGCGCAGACGGTCAATAACACCCAGATCGCCACCACAGCGTTTGTGAAGGCGGCGCTGGCAGCTCTGGTGGATTCAGCGCCGGGAACCCTGGATACCCTGAACGAACTGGCGACGGCGCTGGGTAACGATCCAAACTTCGCCACCACCATGAGCAACCTGCTGGGACTTAAAGCGCCTCTGGCCAGCCCGGCGCTCACCGGTACGCCAACCGCGCCGACAGCCGCGGCGGGCAACAACTCCACGCAGCTGTCCACCACGGCGTTCGTGCAGGCTGCGATCACAGCCCTGAACACCACGATCAACACCGCCCTGGGCCTCAAGGCGCCGCTGGCCAGCCCGGCCCTGACCGGCACGCCGACCGCACCTACCGCGGCGCAGACGACCAATAACACCCAGATCGCTACCACGGCATTCGTGAAAACAGCGCTCGCAGCCCTGGTGGATTCAGCGCCGGGAGCCCTGGACACGCTGAACGAGCTGGCGACGGCGCTGGGCAATGACCCTAATTTCGCCACCACTATGACCAGCCTGCTGGCGCTCAAAGCCCCGCTGGATAGCCCGGCGCTCACCGGCACGCCGACGGGGCCGACCGCCACGGCGGGCAACAACTCCACGCAGCTGTCCACCACGGCATTCGTACAGGCCGCGATCGCCGCGCTTAACACCACGATCAACACCGCCCTGAACCTCAAGGCGCCGCTGGCCAGCCCGGCGCTCACCGGCACGCCAACCGCCCCGACCGCAGCGCAGACGGCCAACAACACCCAGATCGCCACCACAGCATTTGTGAAGGCGGCGCTGGCAGCTCTGGTGGATTCAGCGCCGGGAACCCTGGATACCCTGAACGAACTGGCGACGGCGCTGGGTAACGATCCAAACTTCGCCACCACCATGACCAACCTGCTGGCGCTTAAAGCCCCGCTGGCCAGTCCGGCGCTCACCGGCAAACCTACCGCGCCAACAGCATTGCAGTCGTCAAACGACACTCAGCTCGCAACAACCGAATTTGTCACCCGTGCAGTGGCACCCGCATTGCTGGTCCGTGGCGGAATTCCTGCCAGTTCGAACATTAACAACTTTGGGCCAACTCCCGAATATAACGGAGTGTGGGGGCAATCGAGCGTAAGTACCACCGCCGCTGACATTGCGAATGGTTATCCAGCTGCTGAACGAGGAGTTTTAGAAGTTTTCCCTGGTGGGCGTTTCAACGGCACGCAGCGGTACACTACTGATGGAGGTCGTTTTTTCATCCGCTGGCTTACTGCGACATGGAATCCTGCAAGCCCTTCATGGTCTGACTGGATCGAGATTGGCGGTTTAAGCTCAAATACAGTCCTTCCGGCCTCTGTCACAACGCTTTCGGATGCTACCTACTTTGCGCAAAATCAGACTTACATATTGTCAGGAACGCGCACAGATAGCCCTGCAGGACTGAGTTCTGGACAGAACAACGCGATCATCATGTCAATGCGCCGCGCTGGCGGGACGATCATGGGCCTGCACCAGACGCTGTTCACTTCTGTAGGAACTTACGAGCGATACGGCGCACCAAACGCAGCAAACGGATGGACCTCTGTAAACTGGTACGCTGGCGGTGATGCTAACGGCTGGCGGTTGGTCGGCGCGGATGCTATGGCGACACTTGGAATTGGCCTGTCAGACGTCGCACCTAACGACCCTTTCGACTGGCAGCAGATCGATATGGTTACTGGCCAGAAGAGACTAACCACATTTACTGCCACCGCATGGGTAAACACCCCCACGGGCATTACGTATAACTCAGGCACAAACGTCGATATTACATGCGTTATCAATCAGCCAAACCGCCTTGTTTTGCGCCTTACGTCCAATGCACAAACAAATGGTAATCGTGCTGAGTATGTAGTTACCTGCACCGGGGCGAAAGGTAGCCGGACGTTTACTGTTATTCAGAGCTTTAACAACGACTCATCTACAGTGGTCCCTGTTGCCAACGGCGGCACTGGATCATCTACTCCATCAGGGGCACTCGCTAATCTTGGAGGGGCGCCACTTGTCAGCCCGGCGCTCACCGGCACGCCAACCGCGCCGACCGCAGCGCAGACGGCCAACAACACCCAGATCGCCACCACAGCATTTGTGAAGGCGGCGCTCGCAGCCCTGGTGGATTCAGCACCGGGAGCCCTGGATACGCTGAACGAGCTGGCGACGGCGCTGGGCAATGACCCTAATTTCGCCACCACTATGACCAGCCTGCTGGCGCTCAAAGCCCCGCTGGATAGCCCGGCGCTCACCGGCACGCCGACGGGGCCGACCG